ACGCTATGTGACTGGAGTTCAGACGTGTGCTCTTCCGATCTAAAGCATGTACTCCCCCACCCCTTTTTCAAAAATTCCCCAAGTGGAAATTTGAAAATGAAATGAAAGAGAAAACTCATTTCAAACTCTAGCTATTATCAAAATCAATCATCTATCATCTTATAAAATCCTTTCATCTATTTCTATATCTATTATATCACTATTTAGAAAAATGTCAAGAAATAAAATCGAAAAATAAAATAAAAATATTTTCAAAAATCTCTTGACAATCATTTTAGTAAATGATACAATGTATATAGTTAGAAATGAGATAAAAACATTTCTAAAAATAAATTAAAAATATTTTCAAAAAACACTTGACAAGCATTTTGAGAAATGCTATAATGGTATCAGAAAGTTAAAGAGGTAAAGAAAACATGAAACATGTATCACAATTAAAAGAGGTTCAAGAGTTTGCAATGGATATTATTAAAGATTATCCACTTGATAGTCAAGCGCCAAGAGTATTGTTAGCCTTGGCTAGTGTTACACCAGCCGTTTTAAAACAATTTTTTGAATTAAATACAGGTAAAACACCAGATTATATTTACCATTCATTGGCTCGTAGCGGCGCTATTGATAGTTTGCTTGATTCTTACGCTCTTGTTGCTTATATCAATGATTAAGGAAAGGTCAGAAAATGGAAACATATTTTTTCAAGTTCTACCACGTTTATAGGGACGAACCATATAAGGCTTATGTTAGAGTTATTAAGCTATCATTTGCAAAATCATCAGCGAGAGACTATAATACAATAAGGGCAAGGCTTAAATGTGATTTAGGATTTAAGCTAAATCCAACTAAACTGTTAGTCTTTAAAGACGGAAAATATGAGTATTTAAGTAAAGAGGGTTTATAGAATGATAGCAAAATTTCAAATTATTCTTGAGGGGGTAACACCTCTTAAGATACAATGTTTAAAAACGTTTCCAGATGAAAAGCTGGAAGCAGAAAGAAAACACTACCTTATTAAAGGTTATTCAGAATATTCTGAAAATTTATTTGAAAGCAAAAATAAAAAAGAGTTGATAATATTTGAGAATATCAAAGAACTCAAATTTTCAAAATATAGTCACTATTGTTTAAAATCAGCTTATGAAAGATTTATACAAGGAAGAGAAAGGTATTAAAATGAAAAATTCATATAATAAATTAAACAAAAAAGGTCGTTTCTGGTTCTGGTGGTTCGCTTCTTGCAACTTTGCCATCTTGGTCTTTCTAGTGATTATGTCACTACTAACCTATACTATTTTTAAGCAACAAAAGCAACTGGAACAGCAACAAAGCACCATCACGAAGTTAAAGAAAGAAAACGATAGCAACACGGCTTCTATCTTGCGCCTTGTCGCTTATTTAGAGAATGTTGGAGGATAAGACTATGGAAGACAAAACACGCTTAGAAGACGAAGAAAAGCGCTTACAATTTGAAAACAGTTTAAGACAACATAATGATTTTATTTCAAGGCTTACGGCTGGGAGCGTTCGGGGTATGGTGACATTTGATGAATTGATTACACACTCATTTGCAAGTTATTTAGAAACGCTTTCGCAAATGATGAAAGCATATCCTGATGGTTTAGATAAAGTTCACTTAACCCAGCAACTTATAAACCGTCATCAGTCTTTTGCATTAGCTGGATATGAAAAACATATCAGCAATTATAAACAGCTAGAAAATCACTATTTACAGAAATACAACCAGATGAATAGCGTCCTGTCCGCCATCTGTTCCCTTGCTCTGGATAACCCAGACGAGGACGCTTATAAAATCATTGTAGAATATAAAAACAGCTAGTAGAAACTTTCTACTAGCTTTTATTTTTATGAAAGCATTTCATTCACTTTGTCTTGAACTGCTTGAGGGTCATAGCCTGCATTTGTCAAGCTGTCATAACGTTCTTGACCGTTGCCCCAAAGCCCTTGAATAACCTCGTTGGCTACGGTGGTAAGGTCTACAACCTCTCCAGCGTTTAAGATTTCATTCACTTTGTCTTGAACTGCTTGAGGGTCATATCCTGCATTCGCTAAACTATTATAGCGTTCTTCGCCGTTGCCCCAAATCCCTTGAATAACTTCATTGGCTACGGTTGTAAGGCTTTTTAGAGTGTTTTTACTGATTACATTATCTTTTTCTTCATCGTCTAACAGTACAATATTCTTATCAAACGGATTGCTAGAATATTGCCACCATCGTATACCGTCCATGCTTGGAAAGTATTCAAAGTTAGCTGCACCATCATTTAAGCCATATCCTGCAATCCAGAGAGAATTAGGGAACTGAGCTAAAATCTGCTGATAGTCCACATTATCCAGCGTGAAAGGTTTATAACTATAATAAATAGGTTTATATCCAGCGTCTGCAATCATCTGCATAAAGCGTAAACATGCTGTTGTATTTCTTTGTACGCTTGCGCTTGCGTGGTCTTCATAGTCCAATACAAGGTATTTAACTTGTGTAGGTACGTTATCAAGAAAATAGCGTGCTTCTGCTTCTGCTTCTTCTTCATTTCCACCAAACCAAGCAAAATGATAGAACCCGATAGGGTTTGACTGGCTCACTTGAGCAGACAAGCAAGGGTTTAAATAGCTTGTACTTTCTGACACTTTAATAATTGTGTTTGTTGTCCCTGCTTCTTCCAAAATTCTTGAAATGTCGTAGCCTTGATGGCTTGCAACGTCTACAAATAAATCATTTTTCTTAACCATTATTTCTTTTCTCCTTTAAATTCTTCTAGCAGGTCTTTTCCTGTATCTAGTTGTGCGGTGTATTTCTGTAGCTCTTCTTGAACTCTAACCGTCATAAACTTGGGAATAAATACACCCATAACAGCGAGATTTTCCATAATTGACAAGGCATAATATAAGTTAATGATAACCAGTAAAATCTGACCGACCGCCATAGAGTGAATATAGGTCAAGAATACCGCTACAAAGTAGTAAAAAATGAATGTCAAGGTATGTTTGATAACTCCTTTTAACCCTGTCCAGCTATCTGTCACTTTCCATTTCCAAGCCTTTAAAAATCCTGTGATAAAGTCAAACAGAATTAAAGCAAAGAGAATTGTGATATAGTCGCCTTTAGCAACCTCTAGCATAATATTATATAACATGATTGATTACCTCTATAAATTTGTTTTTAGTTTCTAAATCTTCATAAATAAACATATTCTTTAAGTATAGACTCCTTAAAGTTTTACCCAAGGCGCTTGTCTTATTCAAGTAAACAAACCCGTCTTCCACCTGTTCAACTTCCAAACAATAAGCGGTCAAATTTTTGTCAAAGCCTTTAGCGATATATACCATATTGTCGATATAGTACCCTGTTAAAAAAGTACCGTCACAATAGAAACTATAAAGCCTAGATTTCAAGCCTTTAATCTTCGCTATATTCTTATCGTTCTTAATCTGGAACTCGTTATTAGCAACGCTTTCATAAATGCTGGACTTACTCAAGAGTTTAAAGAATCCGCTCTCTTTTTCTTCCTCGGTCTGGAAAGCTGAGTGAGGGGGGAACTCTATCAAGGTTGCATATTGTTTCATATTGTAAAAGCGCTTGCCGTTGTCATCGTAGAATTTCAGAAAGGCAAAATAGGGATTGTTGAAATTACTTGCATTTGATAGTAGATAAGCATGGCAACCGTCACGCCTACGAAAAACAGAAAAGATAAAGTTTAGTAACGCTTCCACTTCGTTATCAAGATACCTCTTTTTACTGGTAACGTCTATCAATACCTCATCGTAGAGAATACTCATAACCTCATCATACTCTGACCCTTTCAAGTCTACCCAAGTAGAAAGGCTCTTGAGATAGCAAACGATTTTCCCGTTAAGTATTATCTTGGTAGAGGACAAAACAAGTATATTTTCTTCCTCTTCCATGTTGTCAGCTCTGAAAACAATCTTAGTATGAATTTTGCTAGCGTCACTGTCAATCACTTCAAAATTAGTGAAAACTTGCTTAAGCAATTCTGTAGTAAAAAACTTGTCCTTGTCGATACGGTCAAGCTCTGACTTGTTCCGCCTTAAATAGATGAATTGCTCCCCTTTCTCAATAAACCTTTTAAACAGATATTTCTTGAGTGCGAAAGTCTTCCCAATCCCACGCCCACCGATAACAAAGTTTAGATACTGGTTATATGATAGCATTTTCTGCGGATTGTACCATTTTTCTAGTTGTTCGATAGAAAATCACTCCTTTCTATTTAATTATATCATACTTTTAAAAATTCGGGTTGTTTTTCTGAATATCAAACAAAATGCTGTCTTTTTTATTCGCTGAATAGTTCCATATTCTAACACCTGATTGAAAAATAGCCTGTAGTGCGTTCATGTGCGACTGGTTCGCTCTTAACGTTCCAAGGTTTACGTTAATCATCTTGATATAGTTAAACCGCTTTCTTGACCTCATAACACTTAAAGCGTCATTAGTGAACCAGTTGACAAGCACCCCATAGCATTTAATATACTCGTTCGCCCGTCCCATGATTTCTTTTTGAGCTAGGGAGACTTTCCAATAAACGTCTGTCAGTCTGTTCCCACTCTGGAAAGCAAGGTCATTCCCGATTTGTTGCACGCTGATAGGTTGGTTCTGTAGGTCTGCCATTGTTGCGTTGTATGCTCTGATAGATTGGTCAAGTGCTATTTTAGATTTCATGTTTGCAAGGGCATTAGATTGAGATTTCAAAGCGTTGTTTTCACTTGTGAAACCTTGTTGTACTACCTTATCATTATAATCACGGTTAGCGTTAAAGACTTTCATACCACCAGACGCAAGCCCACCAAGTGCGCCCCCAAAGTTCCCCGTTAGGAGATTTCCAGCCACGTTTAAGATACCACTAGCGCCCTCTGTCCATTGGTTGATGTTGGCGCTGTCTACGGCAAATTGTGCGTTATAGCTGGCTTGTGAGTTGGCTGTAGCAACCTGTTTATTAGATAGGTCTACGCTCTGTTTCAGCATGTCCCTATTTTCTTTGAAAGTCAACTGCGTGTGTTCCATCTGGTTCTTGTGTGATTGAATATAGCTGGCTTCTGCGTCATTTAGGATTGCAACGCTTTTCCCTGTTACGTCATTCAAACCGTATTTAAAATGCTCTGGATTGTGTTCCGCCCAGTCGCCACTCTCCAAGCTGTCCAGAATGTTCTTATCAGCATAGCTTATATTGTTAGCGTTGTTATACTCAAGAAAGTTAATATGGACTTGGTTACTATCGCCAAGGCTACCGCTTACAATAACTTTATACTTGTGAGCTTCGTCTATGGTTCTTGGTAAATATTGGGGCTGGTACACATAGCTATTACCATAAATATCATACAATTCTATTTCAGTAAATTCACTATTTAATAGCTGTACCTCTATTTCTAGGTCGTCTTTACCCATATAGGAGCGCAACCCCTCTTGTATCTGGTCATAAGCAATTTTTAGGAGGTTAGGGATTTCATACACATTAGGGCGATAGTCAAAAAATCCGTCCACTTCAATCAGTAGAGCTTCCACGTCAAAGGCTGTTTTTGAGTAGTCCCCGTTGCCCAGTTGTCTATCTCCTGTGTTACCTGTTATCTCTCCAATATCTCCACCTGCTACAATCTCTGGTGGGTAGATAATACTTTCAATGTTATCAACCGTATCTATACCGCTTCTTTCGGTTGTGTAACCGCTCCAAGCGTAGTTTTGCTCTATCACGTCATAGCTTGAGCCGTTAACTGCTGAAATAACGGACGTATGCCCCCAGATGTTATTACCTGATGGAATATAGCAAACTATACAGCCTACCCTTAAATCAGCCCAAGACGGGTCAAAGCGGACTTTCCAGCCCACGGCTTCCCAGTTATAATCGCCCCCAATATTGCTGGCACTCATGCCCCTCTGCGTATCGCTTCCGCTGGCTTGTCTGCCGTTACCGTTTGGGTTCGGGGTGTTGATACCTCCCCCGATGTCACAACCGCCCAACAGTTGAGAATACAAGGCGACTAGCCCGTAACATTGCCCGTTTCCTACGCTTGTCCCAACTCTTGACTTGATTTCATTTAGTGCTTTTAGCGTTTCTGTTGCTTCTGCCATCTTTTACCCTTTCTGTAGTTCGTCTTGAATAGTAGAAAGCCACGCTTCCGCTTGTGCGATTCGTTCGCCCTCTTTATAGGCTACACCCTCCCAGTTGTTCATAAAATCGCTTGCGTTAGTGCTGGCGCTGGCTGTGGAACTAGCTACCCGTCTAAACGTGTCCGCTCGGCTCTCTTGGTTCATGAATTGAAATTGTAGGTTAAAGTCCCATAGGCTCTTACCTTGAGCGTGCGCAAAGTTTAAAAGCTCCTCAGCCCTTGGACCTGTCCACTGACCTATCCCAATACCTATCCAGTGCTTGCCGTCACTTCCTCTATATCCAGCTTCATTTAAGCTGATAGAGTATAGACTGGCAAAAGCGCCCCAGCTTCCCATGAGATTCTCTGCTGTTGGTTCTGCTTCCATCTTTTCGTACTCATACCCTGTAGCATAGTCCGCCTCGTATTTCTTGGCTGTGACGTTGCTTTCTGCTGAGAAATTCCCGATAATTCCAGCGATACCCTCAGCCGTTGCGTCTGGTACTAGCTTTTTAATAATTCGGGTAACCAGTCTAACACGGCTTTCCTCGGTTGATGTGTCGCCCTCTTCATTGGTGCTACCACTTCCACCGCTTGAGCTTCCCGATGTGCGATAGTTTCGGCTGTTCTTGCGCCCGATTTCCGCAACGCTTCCTGTGATGTTGGATAGGATTTCTATATAGGTCTTGTCGCCGTCTGTTGTCTCCTTGTATTTTACCCCGATGTCACGGCTTAGGTACATGTTGACAATCTGGTTTACGGTGCTACTTCCGTCTTGATTCAACCCGAAAAGGTGCTTATAAAGGTTTTCAAGGTAAAAGCTATCATACTTTTTGCCTTGGAAAATAAACGGTCTGGACGCTCCCGATTTCAAATTTACAGGGATAAAAAAGTATTTAAAAGTCTTCTGCATGCCTGAATAACTCATATTTACAGGTCTGTTTGCCTTGGTCGTCATTTTTATAGTAGGTTTTGCCACAACTACAAGCCACTCCGTATCTATCCCGACTTCTCCAGCCCGTGTAGCGTATTTCGTCCCGACTGAAAAGCCTTGCTGGCTGTCTTTTAGCGCCCACAATTCATTAGGCAATGTTTGCTGTTCCACTTGCCCAATCACGTTAAGCGCCTTTAGTTCGTGCTGGTAGGTGTTCCAAACGTCTACCTCGTAAATAATGCGTGTAGCGTCTTCATTGATATAAAGCACGTCAAAGACAAAGGCATAGTAAGTACGCCCGTTATTGATAAACCTCATATACGTTACATTTTCATACTTCTCTACACGTCCAGAAACTACGATTGAGCCATTTCTTTGGGTATATTGAAACTTGTCATACTCATACACAATTTCTATATGCGGATTCGTTTTTGTGAAAAACTCCTCCATAGCTTCCCTTGTCTCAAAGTTAATCACGTTGGCATAGTCATTTTTAAACGGGCTTTTTGCATAAAGCCATATCTTGGTTGATTCTTGCATAGATTCTCCTTTAAAAATAGGAGGGCTGAAACCCTCCCTTATTCTTGTCCTATCTGTCTTTGTCCTAGCCATTGCCCCGACTTTCTCACGGTGTGCGGTGCTGAAACGGCTTGCCCAACTGCGTTTGCTGGCTGTTCGCTAACGTCTTGCCAACTGCCTTTGCGCTGTTGGAAGATACCCGATGGGCGGTTTAAGGTCTTAAAGATACCGTCTTTACGGATTGCCCACGGTTTCAACGTCTTAGGCTTTTTCTTGTTGGTATTATACAGGTACATACCCACATAAAAGGAATTATCTGAGTATTGCCCGTCTGGATAAGATACATTGATATTTAAGGCACTGGCTGAGGAACTTTCTTCGGCTGGTATGGTAACGGTAAAGTCTTGTGAAACTTCATCATTTTTAATCACTTCATCGGTTGTATATCCGCTAAACATCCAAACGGTGCGCCCGTTGATTTTTATATCATACTCTACCCGATACCCAGCGTTTGAGCTGACCCGTTTACTCCACCAAAAGAGGGCTTTAACTCTGATTTTCGCTGTGATGGAATTATCATCGTTTTTTGTCTCTTCTAGGATTTCAACGGATTCACCCCAGAACCTCATAGACGCCCAGACTGACGGGTCATTTTGCCCATACTGTATGTAAGTCGTGTTGCCGTTGGTCATGTATCCGTAGTCTGTATCCCCTGAGAACTGCCATGCGTTGGTATAGGCTTCCGTCCAAGGCGCTACACCCGTACCAAAGTTTTCAACGTTGGCTGTGGTAGAGGTTGAAAATCTTGTTTCTAAAGGCATTAGATACCCCCTGACAAGTCGTTTTCTGTGCTTCCGTTGTTCGTTCTGATAAAGCTGTTACCGTCTGGCGTACCACCGAATAGGTTGATGTTACCTGTTGCGATGTTGCGCCCTTGGTTAAAGCTACCAGTAAGCCCACCAGTCCAAGCGCCTGAGCCCTCAAGGTTTTCAATGATTTTACGCAAAGCGTTTTGTAACCCTGCGTTAGTATTTTCTAGGGCTTCGATTCGCTCCTTGAGTGCGTTGTTTTCTGCCGTGATACGTTCGTTCAGTTTAGCGACTTCCTTTGTGATTCGGTCGTCTAGCTTCTTGATTTCTTTTTCTAGCTTATCATTTAAAGCGTCAATCCGTCCGTCAAGTCGTTTAACTTCATCATCTACCTTTTTCTCAAGGTCAGCAATTTTCTTATTGACTTTAGCAATTTCTGCGTCAATGTAAGGCTTGATAATCTTGTTATAGTAGATGTCCGCTTTTTTGTTAAACCAGTCGTCCGCTTCCTTGCTTTCCATGTAACGGCGGATAAGCAACGGGATAAGTTGCTCTAGGAGTTCGGTCAAAGCGTTCTTATAGTCTTCTAGCTCACTTTCCAGCGCTACAAAGTCGTCCAGTAGTTGCTTAAAGGCACGCTGTATCCAAGCCAAAAGCTCGTAGACTGAATTGGCATTATCAAAACTGGTAGGAATTGAGGGGATAAGCCCCCAACGTTCCACCCAGTAAGACGAATAGCGCCCACGGTAAGCCCTGAAAAACTCGTCTTTAAATTCTTCTGGATTCATCTTTTAAAATCCTTTCTTATTGCGGTACTGGTGCGCCGTTTAAACGTGTTCCATCGCCTGATACTTTTTGGAAAATAAACCAAGCGTTTGTGTAATGTGTTAAATAATATTTAGCAAAAACATTGTAATTATCTTGTGATTTGTCAAGTGGTTGTTTTAATGTAACATGTACGCGTAATTGCCCTTTTCCTGTTGGGTCTTCTGTGTCGCTACCGCCTATAATGTCACCCACATAAGGGCTTGTATATAGTTTAATAAACATTTTTTCATTTTCAAATGTTTTATTATTGTCAAAATCAGTTTTTCTTAACACTAAACGGTCAATAATTCGTGAATTGTGGATAAAGTCAAGTTCGATATTTTCGTTAAATTGGTCAAGGTTTGTCATACCAAAAAACATATTATCATAATCAAAATTAAGACTTCCAGAAAAAACATTATGAGGGAGGTTTAATTCTACATATTGTTGAACTTCATCTTTAAATGCTTCCTTGTCAAAAGGTTCTGCTGATGTCCCCCCTGAATGTTCGTTAATTTTGGTAGTCAATTCTTCTTTGACTTCTCCGATGAATTGCTTGATTTCAGTTTCTTTTGCTGTAACCGTTGTTGCTACAAATTCTTTAACCTTTTCATCGTGGATTGTCAAACTTTCTGGTTCTTTTGTAACCGTTACCAGTTCGCCACCAGATAGAGGGAATTGAGTAAGGTCTTGGCTGATGTTCGCTGTCTTATTCTTGTCAGGGTCTTCTCCTGTGATTGAATGAGAAACGCCAAGATAAGGAACGTTAGAGGTTACTGAATTTACTTTATCAACGTCAGCCATTAAAATTAGGTTTGTGTCTCCGTTTTTATCCTGTGAAACGTCTGCTAATGTTTCCTTACCTTGGATTGTTAGGCTCTCAACTCCCTGATGTTTCTGGAATTTAATCAATGAGTGAATACCTCGGACACGTTTAGTTGTCTTTTTTTCTAAATTGTCATTGCTATTTGTTGCCATCTTCTTTTTTCTCCTTTGCTTTGTCAATGATTTTGATTGAGTTTGGATAGAGTTCTTTTAGGTCTGCTAGGTATTCAAGATAGCGAACCAGTAAAGCGCCTTTACGTCCTAACTTTTTCTTATTAGCAATTAAAAGTGTGTACCCGTTGTGCTTCTTGTACTTCTCTAACTGGTCTTTAAACCCTAAATAGATACAGTCGCAAACGGTTGATACACGGGCGCAAGATTGGTCTTTATCGTCTCCGTGTCCCAGCACTTCAATCTGTAGTGTGTCCGTTGTCTCGGACAAGTTAATAATTATCATAGGTTTTCATGCCCTCTTTCTGCTGTCATGATAGTTCTAGGCACTCCCTTTCTATCGTTGCTTACATTTATTTTAAAGGTTGCCCAATCTTCAAGGAGTTGCTGACCGTCAACCTCTACACGTGTTTCTTTTAGCCCTGTGATGTTCATCTGATAGTTAGGCGTGACGATAACCCCGTTGTCCCAGTGTACCACCTCATTTACAAGGGGTATGCGTGAGAAATAGTTATTATCGTCAATCACTCTGGCAAAGCCTTTCAGCTTGCTCTTACTGTTCAATCGTTCAAAGCTATAATAAGCACCCACAATCTTAAAGCGGATAAATAGAAGCGCCTTAATAGATTGTAACGGCTGGTAGCTCTTCCTGATAGTCCAGAAAGTTTGGTCTTCAATACTTTCATAATGATAGCTGATAGGTTTTAGTTTTATCCACAACTTAGACAAGTCGCCTAAACGTCTGCTTGTCATGTGGATATAATATAAGCCATCGTCTGCATAAGCAAAATCCTGAAAGCTGAAAAGCGTGATTTCTTCTAACATGCTATCATACTTTAGTATTTTAGCACTTGATAAATCTTTCATCTAACCACCTCCTAAAATACCTGTAAAAACAGCTTATCACAAATGTTGAAAATCTGAAATTGAATGTCTTTCAATTCTGCGTTATTTTGTAAGCGTTCGGCAAGACTAGAACCGCTCCAACCTGAGACGTTGCTTTTTGTATCTGCGTTATTTTTCTGGTGGTTTTCTACCAAGTTGTCAGCGTACTCTATAACCCCATAGCGCTCAGTAAAGACAATTTCTTTTCGCTCTTGTGGTGTCGTGTTCGCTATCTGTAGCGCCTGCCCGTCCGCTTTCTGGTTTCCTACCGTGTCAATATTCATTGACTGGTTTAAGTCCTTGATAGCCTTGTTCCTGATTTCTGCTAGGTATTTAAACAGATTGAAACACTCGTTGTTTAGAACTTCCTCAAGTGCAATCTGGAAACGGGCGAAAGTCTCCAAACCAATTTCCCTGTTGTAAAAGTGCTTGCAAAACTCTTTCTTGAAATTGTCTGAAACTCCATTGGTTAGCTCCATGTCCTTAAATAGTTCGTTATAGGTATGGTCTATAATCGTGTTGTAGTGCAGAAAGTCGCCGTTTTCATCAACTGCCAAGCCGTCCAGCCGCCCCGTCACGGGATTTCTATATCTGGATTTTAAAAAGGTTGCAATCGTTGCTGTTGTGTTATTCTGGGTCAATGATTGTTCCCTCCTTTTCTGCTAAATCGAGCGCCACTTTGTCAAGGTTAAACTGCTGAATCGTTTCCGCTGGTTTTACGCTGATTTCTAGCCCGTAACATTTATTGATAAGCTCAACAAATTTTCGTCTTGACTTCCAACCTACTTCTATGTTTGCGGATATAACACCATTATTAGAAATTGCTTCTGATACAACTAACCTTTCTTTTTTGTCTGATGGGTTGTTATTTATCCCAATAAAGGTCAGGAGCTGGTTCATCACTCGTAACTTCTCATCGTGCAACTTGTCCAGTAAAAATGGTGCGTCCGTCCGAAACACTTGGATATAGTCCGATAACTGCTTAAAGCTGTCTTGTCCGTCTTGGTCTTTCTGCTTATTGAGATACACCACGGGTTCAAAATTGGCAATCTTATTGAAAATATTCTTCATAGATAGCACGTTTGTATTGTCCGCAAAGATGAAATACGGTGTGATTTGTGCATTTCTATTAAGTTGTATCGTTAGTTCAATATCTGCCAACTTTTCGCAAAATAACTCTAAATACCCTATGTATGGCTCATAGAAATTATTATTAGGAATCACAATGCAAGGTCTTTTTATCTTGTCTGGATTGTCCTTGTGTAGTTCTGAAATGACCCTAAAATCGTTTTCAGTATAAGCGATTTCCATTTGTTTAAAATAGTTCATACTGCTAGCGTTAACGGGTTGATAAGTCAAGGGCTGGTCGTAGTGGTTTAAGCGTTCCCCTCTCGTTCCACCTTGTGCGATAAAACCAAACGTATCATCATGGAAGAAAGCCACATGCCCATTTTCTATTAGCTTTTTCTCTATAAATAACTCGTCAATATCATTAGGCAAACCCTCCCAAGTGAAATAGTTGACCACGATATTATAGAAATAATTGAAATAAAAATCATAAAAGGCGATACGGTTACGCTCTACTGTTTCTTTGTTTAGCTCAATCTTGCCAAGATGTCGCTTGTAATTCTTGTAACTCATTTAGTCCCCTTTCACTTAATAAAATAGGCGGGCTATTGCCCGCCCTTGGTCAGCCTTTAGGCTTCCTCAACATACCAGAAATGAATGTTTTCAAAAAGTGAAAGGCTTGTCATGTAGTGGTGATGGTAGAAATAGTTGTAGGTCATATTGCGAGGGTTGCGGATGGCTTCCATGTGTACTAGCTTGTCTTTGTTAATGATAGACTTAGCAGAAATAAGGAAAGCGACTGGCTTACGTCCATTGTTTGCACCCTCTCCCGTAAATTTTTCAAAATCATCTACTACAATCGTGCGAGCTAAAACGCTTGCCTTGTCCATGTTGAAAGCGTTAGCTAGTAACATGTCAAGATGTGTAGAAAATTCTGCTGAAATAACTAGGTACTGGTCTTCAATCGCTGTCATGTTTGGCACGCCTACAGGATTGTTAAAGGTTGTACGGCTTGGGATTGTGAAACGTTTAGACAAGTTGATTAGAGACTGGTTAAAGTCTACGACAAAATCTTGTTTTGTTTCGTCAATCTTCGTACCTGCTACTGTGATTTTTTTAGCATTGCCTTTCAAGTCAGTATAAGAGACTTCTGCAAGTGATTTCTCAAGTACGCCCTTAACGGCTTGGTACTCGTCCAGCGTATCAGATGATAACAACGATGTAAACATTTTGTCCACAAACTCATCAAACGCCATGTCAGAAACAAAGGCTTTCTGAATCCATGCACGCTCAAACGTGCGCTCATAGTAGTTTTCATTGTTTAAAGTATGATAGAATACTTCGATGTCTGTATCAGCGAATTTGAACGGACTGACGTCTGATTTTGCGTCATAGGTTTTCTTCTCGGCTGGGTGTACATAGATTTCTTGTAATGTATCCCCAAACTCAAACGTTTCAGACTTGAAAATAGCAAGTGGATTTTCATACGTAAGCGCCTTGATAACGGTTGACCCGATACGATTGACCAAAGCTGTGAAAAACTCGTTGGCATGCTTTTGAAAATCCTGATACGGCACGGTTGCGTGGTTAATGCGTGCGCCCTCAAGTACAGGGATGTCTGCCTGATAGTCAGCGCTGGCACGGGTGCGGATAGAGTTCAATAGGTCAATGTTTGAAACGTTTTTTCCTGTTTGACCTGATAAAAAGGTAGTGATTTTATTAGCCATGTTTATTCTTCTCCCTCTTCTACGATGTTTTCGTGGTCGATGTTCATTTCTACGCCCTCAACTTCACTTGCTGGGGCTTGCGCTGGGTAGTTTGGCACTTCCTGCGCTGGTGTGTCCGCTGGCATAGTTGCTGGCGGTGTAACTTCTGCGACTGTTTCTGGTTCGTCCTTGAGTGCGTCTAGTGCGTTGTTAGGATACCAGTTGATTGATTTTGAAAATGGTTTCATCTTCTTTTTTCCTTTCTATTAAATAACAGCATTGATTGCTGAGACTACGCTCATGTCTTCTTGTGCCTGTTTCATGATTTCATCTTGTTGACCTAAACGGCGGTAAAGTTCGTTATTAGCTGAACGTAGGTTACCGTTTTTTAAGTTTAGGCGCTCAACGTCTTCATTCAAGACTGAGACAACTGTGTCAATTTCTCCGACAAAAGCCTTAATGTCAATCAAGTCAGCCGTCAGGCTCTCAATTTCTTCATCGTTCCCGACTTTTGCCATTGCGCTATCTAGCACTGCTAGGCATTCCTGTGAGGTCATGTTCCTCTCCTTTCAATTTTTAAACAAAGTATATCATACTTGACAAAATAAAGCAAGTATGATATGATGAACCTGTAAGGCTTTTCAAGGCTTGTCTAGTGCTGGCAAGATGGTTACACCTCAAGGGGTGCTTGCTAGTGCAAGTCATTCTAACCAACTGACTTTTCAAGCCATGAAAAACGCTTTATAATTGGTAGTTTCCTTTTAGGAAGCTACTTTTTTATTTACCGAAAAGTCCAGCGAATGGGTTCACGGGTTGCACTTCTTCAAGTGTCAACGTGTCAGCCATCATAAGGGCATTTAGGCGGAAAAAGTCATTACCGTTGTCTCCACCTTCCACAAACATAATCGCCACATGTACAGGGATTTCTGTTTTATAGTTTGGCGTCTTCTTAACTGTAATTTCTCCTGTCTCTGGGTCAACTTCTTCATAAGATACGCCAAAGTTCACTTCTTCAAAATCCGTTTCACTTGTGAAAATTTTCACATTTTCGGTTGCCTTAACGATAAAGTAAGGGCGAGCGTCTGGGTCTTTTTCTGTGTCTGGCGTGTAAAGTTGTAGCCCAAAATCAATCAGCTTTTGTGCGTCTTCTTCGGTTGCTGGGACAAGGTACACGGCTTTAGTTGCTTTTTTCTGCTTATATTTCCCGTCTGACTTGTTAGATGTCGCTGTGATTGTAGCCTGTGCTACAACTGTATCAAAGTTTTCATGTTTTGCTTGTTTTTTAGCCATTTTGTTTTTTCTCCGTTGTTGATTTTAAAAATTTTAATGGTGTGATGATTGTATTGAGATTTTCTAAATCGTTTTGACGGTTCTTTGATTTCTCGTAACAATCGTAAAGAGCGTTAGAAGAAAGTGAGTAAATTTTGTTTTCTTCTAAATAGCAACATAAGTTGTAAAAAGCATTGATTGAAATTTTATCAAATTCTTGCGAAACAAATTTGTATAATTCCATGATATAGTCAAAATCTTCATAGGCATAATGTGCTTTTAGATAGGACTTTAAAAAGATAGTATTTTTAGGTGCGTTATTTGATTTCTGGTAGTAGTACCCTTTTTTATTTTTAACCTGTTGTTTATGTAATAAATTTTTAAAAAAGGAGAGGTAAACCGACAAGATGAACCCATCATACAAGATAGTCTGTTTCCCTGATTTTAAAGGTTGTTTCATAAATTAGCGTACCTCCTTTAATCTGCTTACTTGCCCTCTTGCCCTCAAAGGTTGCCCCTATCACAAAGTTTTCAAAAGTGATTTTTTCTTTGATTTCTGGGGTCATTCCTGCGCCCTTAACGTCTAGGTGCGTTGTCCCATCCTCTTGTATCAATTCTTCTATATACAGTTTAGAGCGTAAATATTTTGCCTTTACGGCTCTACCCTCATGCGCCCACTTGCCAAACTCTGACGGGTCTATGTCAAGTACAAGGCTGTCAGAATGGAATAAGTGCAAGCTGTCTGTATCAGCATATAAGAAATTGTCATAGTTTTCTTGTGCGTTCGATATGATAAAGTGACGGGCAATAGATGTTACAAAGAGCGCCACGGGTGCGTAAACGGGTTGCACTTCTTCTTCATCGTCATTTTTAAAGCGTAATATACCCTTATCGTCCAGATAGGCTAGTTTTTTAACCGATATGATTTTAGCGCCAAACTTCCCATACAAGCTATTTAGCATAATCTTAGCTTTTTGTTTTTCTGCTGGACTTTGTGCATTTTCTTTTTTATATCGGTAAGTTGTGATATAGTCATCAAACAAGCCTGATTCTGTCTGAAATTCAAGTGTTTCAACATACATGATAGAACTATCATAATGTTTTAAAAATAGGTCAAGGTCAAAATTAGTCAAATATAAGTCTATAACCTCATTTTTCGAGGTAGTCACATAGTCGCTAGTTCTAACCCCAATGCGTAAAGCGTCAAGTTTGCGCTTAATCTGTATAGTTGGAAGATACCCCCGTTTTAAATCAAAGTCCGCTTTGATGTGATAGATATAATAGTGGTCTTCCTTTATCTGCTTAGGTTTGCCCTTGTATCGCTTCGGTATACCGATTGGAAGAGCGTTTTGTAGCATAGTCGCTGGGTACATGCTGTTAATGTCGTAAATGTCTATCAACTGTTTCAGCGTGCGCCCCTGCGTTTTGGGATTGGCAAAAGTCCAGCCCCCACGGTAAGCCTTACGGCAAAAGTCGTCCACCTTTTCGTCCAAAATTGGAAAAAAATCCCTAAACTTTCTTTTAGACTTTCTGAAAATCCGTTTAAACTCTGTCAGCGCTTCACTTGCTGATGTGTACTTAGAAAAATTTTCCTCGTAATACATAGCAAAGATACCACGGGCAAGAATGGCAACGTCTACATGGATGTAGTCAATCCATTCTGGCTTTATTTCATCTGGCTTATGTTTTAAAAGGGGAGTCGTTCCTTTTGCAATAGGCATTTTGAAAAGTCCAGCCATTGTAGCGATTGAAAAATTCAGAATTTTCAGACTATCTCTAAAAGTCAGCGTAAAATCTGGAAACTCAAGCGTAATAGAATACCATACTCCCATGTCATTGATAAAGTAAGTACACTCTATATCATTGTTCAGAAAAAAGGAAAGCAAGAAAGAACCGTCAAACTTGAGATTGTGAAAGAATATGATAAACTCATCTTCTCCTGTATCCGTGTAAGTTTTATCAAGGTCAAGATATAAGGCTTTCAGAAAGTCCTCAAGACTTGTATTTACCTTAAAAGTGTCTAGCTTGTCATAGTCAATCACCTTTGCAAAACACGATAGCCAAACCTCTGTTTCTTCCTCGTTTGTAGTCGTTTCAAAGTCGCCTGCATAGTAGCAAGTCACTTCTTCCCTCGCTTCTTTCGTCTTCTCATGTCAGAAACAAATTGCTTGGAAAACTTATCTACATTATCAAGGATTTCACGGGCTAGGCTGTCTTGAAATTCAAAAGCCGTGTCTTTACCGTCCGTGTCTACAAACACCATGACGTTATCAAAAGAAACTTTATCAGACGCCCCACCCGTAAGAAATGCGCCAAAGTTGCTGGCACTCATGCGCCTTATGCGTGATACCATGCTTTTAAAGGCTTTTTCTTGTGCTTTGTTTCCTGCTTCTCTGGTATTGTAGTGCATTTCCTCAAGGGCTTGTATATAGCGTTCTTTAGCTTCTCTGTCACGTTCTGAACGGTATTCTTTGACCTCTTTGGCTGAGTGAAAGCGATTCAAGTCTGAGCGCTGGGAACTGCGAAAACCTTGGGTCAGCTTTTCTACAGAAAATTTATCCCCGTACCAAGCCTTAGCTTTTTTCACATAGTCGCTAGTGTAAACATGATTGCCGAATACTTGAGTGCGCCCCTTGCCTTTAACCTCGTTATAGGCACGCTCTAGCGCTTTGTCACTCATTCCAGCAAAATCCCACCGACCACCCATAAAAGCCTTAATTTCAGCATTAGATGCGCCCTGACGTTGTAGCGTTCTTTTCTTCCTTGTTAGATAGTCCCTCTGTATCTTCCTTTGTTTTGGTGTTAAAGCCATTTACTACACCCCTTCCGCTTGTTGTTCCTCTGCGTGTTCTAAGGCGGTAGCGAAAGGGATAAAAGCAGAATAGCTCTTATATTCATAGTCAACTACCTCAATAGTAAGATAGCCCTTAAAACGCTCTTTTAGATAACGTTCAATGTAAGGAAGCTGGCGACGTTGGTTAATCGTCACTTGTTCGGTTGTGATGGTTACGTTGCCATCTTCATTTTTATACAGATTGAAAGTTACCTGAGTGGCGTTAAAACTACATTTAATAGGTAAATCTGTCAAGTGTTTTTACTCCTTTCTTTAAAATTTGCTTTTTACATTTAAGAAAATAAAGGTTATTTATTTTCTTATTAAGTTTACCACGTTTTCAAATAGAAAGCAAGTGATAAACTTAATAAGAAAGTAAATTATTTTTCTGTGTTTAACCAACAATAACAGATAAATTTTAATCGTTTAATGTGTAGTTCATCCTTTCTATTATTTAAAATTTTATAGAAAAAATCTATATAAAATTTCTCTTTTAAATCCCACTTAACGCTAAACTCATACATAACTTTAAGTGTACTGGTTATAAGTTCCTCACTACATATCATAGAGCTTTCTATAAATTCATCTGGCTTAAACGTTAGCGTTTTAAGGTCAATAATCTTTTTAGTAAGATTTTCAATGTTGTTTACTGATAGTTGTCTTAATTCCATTTTCTTATCCTCTCTATTCAACTTCTTCAAACCAGTCTGAAATGTTTGTATATAGTTCAGATAGTGTTTTCACTCTTTCATAGTAACCAGCGAATGGTACAAATTCATTATTTCTATACAACTCAAGTTTAATCTCATTTCCAAGGTCTACAATCTGGTTTACATGGTCACCGTACATTTCAGCGTTTTCTGCATTGAAAATCACATCTAGGGCTTGACCGTGTGAAAGTTCTGCAAAAGTTTCGTAGTTGTGGTTTACATATAGGGCTTTCATTTTCATTTTTCTTTCTCCTTTGTTTTAACTGACTTAATTATAACATTTCTCAAAAAGCTTGTCAAGTGTTTTTTTGAAAATATTTTTAATTTATTTTTAGAAATGTTTTTATCTCATTTCTAACTATA